CTGACGGGCGACCTTAAGAAGAATCATCATCATGGCCACATCGGCCGCACTTAATTTGCCAATAATCCCGACCGCGCTCAGGTGGGCATTCCAGTACCCGGCAATCCGTTCGTGGTTCGGCAAGGCGTGGTCGTAATCCCTCCGACGATCCCCCGAAGTGTAGGCCAAGGCCTCCTCAAGCACCGAGGGAACGGATTCGGGGCACCGTTCGGGCAATTCGTCGACACGTTTTCCCAATATGTCGTCGGCATCGACATATTGGCCGACATCATTTTGCTGGGGCATGGGTTTAAGCGGCAAGGGTGTCATGGAATTCTGCGGTGGGTAACGGTGCGGGGAACCGGATGATGTTGCGGCCATCGTCCTCAAGGTCTTTGCCGGTGCGGGCTGAAACCATGCGCTCCCTCATGTGGCGCGGGGTACTGGTCCACCACAGGTCGGCCGTGCCTAGCAAGCGGGTTCCGGGATCCACGGGAACCAGGCCGATGCGACGCCGGAATTGCCAGGCCTGCCAATGGGCCGAATCGGTCGAGACATAATCGCACAACAACTCAAAGTGCTGGCCGGAAAGGAACTCGATCAGCTCTTGCACGGATTGCACGGTGCCGTATCCGAGGGGCCGGTAGCGCCAATCCTTGTTTTTTTCGTAATTCCACCGGCCCTCGTCAATCGTGGTGCCACTCACCGCGCCGATTTCGCGCAAGGTGACGTAGTCCTCAATGGCCAGCTCCAACATGGCCAGGGCCAAGGCCCGTGCAGGATTCTCGACCGGGGTCATGGTTTGGGTGATCTTGGTTGTGTCGCATGGCCGTAGTCCGGACTGAGCGATGCGGACGTGACCAACTCGCGCAGCAACGCAATCTCAATCCTCATGGCGTCGTGTTCGGCCTTGAGTTGGATCATTTTATCCAGCAGGCCGTTGACCTGCTCCTCGGTATAAATTTGTTTTTTTGTCATGCGCCTTTTCTCCGGGGGTTAATCGATCCGAAACTGAATTGGGTCGAATCGCGCCATAAAGGGTCGCGCTTCCGTAAGAAGGCTTCGCAACGGGCACGCATGATGGCGGCATCGCCATGACTGATCTCGCCCCCGCTTTCGCTGATCTCAAAGCGGAGGTATTTGTTGTTCATTTTGGGATTGGTTTCTTTCATGAATCGCAGGCGGGTTGTGATGCGGATTGACTTTGTGAAGGTTGGAGGTCGACCTTAAGGAACTTCTCGGGCTCGCGCTCCCAGGCGGCAATAACGCGGGCACAATCCAGGCCAAAGGCCAGAAAGGTTCGGCTGAACATGGCCCCGTTCTCTGCCAAGACGCGGACATCCACGACCGGCACAAGGATGTTGTCGGGCTCGGCATGTGGTCGGGGATCCCCGATCAGGATGCGCGAAATGGTGAGAGGCTTTGCGGTCATGCGGCTTTTTTGTGGCCCGAATACCCCTTCTGATATTTCTCGGAGTTGTTGGAATACATCTCCTCGGTCTTGTCGCTGAATTTGGTATTCTCCCCCGAGAACATCAGCTCCAGCGGGCCGGTGGCGCCGTCGCGCTGCTTCTCAATCAAGATCGTGCAAGGCTCGACCGGTGCCTCCTTGTCACGGTGCATGAGGATGATGACATCGGCGTCCTGCTCAATAGTCCCGCTCTCGCGGAGGTCGCTGGCCTTCGGCAGGGATCGCTTGTCGGCGTCGCGGTTTAGCTGTGCCAGGGCCATGATCGGAATGTGCAGCTCCATGGCGAGCTGCTTCAGCCCTCCGGTGATGTCGCCGATCTCCAGGGCGCGATTCCCATCAGCCCGGCGGCTGGGGCAGCGCATGAGCTGAAGGTAGTCGATGACGATGAAGTCGAGCTTGCCCTGGTACTTCATGCGGCGGGCCACCGAACGCAACTGGTGCAGGGTGATGGCGGGCGTGGTCTCCAGCCAGAGATTCCCCCCGGCAATCTGCGCTCCGGCAGACCCAATCCGCTGGAGGTCCTGCCTGCTCATGAGCCCATCCTTGATCCGCTGGAGGGTGACTCCCGACTCACTGCAGATCATGCGGTTGGTCTGCTGGGTGCGGCTCATCTCCATGCTAAAGAACAGGCAATGAAATCCCTCCTTCACCGCGTGGGTGAGGATGTTGAGCGCAAGCGAACTCTTGCCAATGGCAGGCCGCGCACCCAGGACAATGAACTGGTCGGGCTTGAATCCGGTCAGCATCCGGTCCATGTCCTTGAATCCGGTGGGGATGCAACCGGGCTGCACGGCCTTGCCTCGGTTCTTATACATGGTTTCGATCTGCTCCAGCGACTCGTCCACGCACTTGCTGATGTGGGCAAGGTTGTCGCCCTGTTTCTTGTAGACATCGCGAATGCCAAGGAACTCGCTCTCGGCCATGCCGATCAGCTCCTGGGGATTCCCCCGGTCGTCATAGCTGAGGCACTGAGCACGGATGGTGTCGCAGGATTTCACCAGGCGCATGAGGACGGCCTTGCGCTGGACTTCGTTCATGTGCTCGGTGAAGAGGAACGTCGTGGAGGCAAACACCGCGATGTTGGCCACGGCCGCCGCCCCTCCGGCCGCATCGAGGAGCTGCTTGTCGGTCAGGTGCTGGGTGATCGAAATCATGTCGCACCCTTGGCGGTTGGCATGGCGGTCGAGGATCGCCTCGCAGATCACGAGGTGACCCCCGCCACGGAAGGCCTCGGCTAAGGCCATGCCAACCCCCTCAAGGACGGGGCCAACGAAGTTCGCCGGATCCTGCATCATGCAGGAAAGGACGACCTTCTCCGATTCAGGGGAAGCGTTGGGAAGAGAGAACAGGTTGCTCATGCGGCCTCCTGGGCGATGGTGGGGTTGCGGTGAATATCGGCCTTAATCTCCGCAGTCAGCGCGGCCTGTTCGCGGATCTCGGCCTGCACGCTGGCCGGAAGGAAGCGGAAGGAGCTGGGGAAATTCCCGCTCTGCATTCCGTCCGGATAGTTCTCCGAATGCAGGTCGACCAGGATCTCGCGCCACTGAGTTGGAGCCACTACCTCATCGGGGGCCTTTTCTTTTTTTCCAAAAGATGACCCTTTTTTTTTTGCGATCTCGGTCGCCCGCTGGATCTCGCCGTGCCAGTTATTCAGCAGGGTGGCAAGGTCTCGGCGGCGGTACTCGGCCACCTCGCCGCCTTGGGCAAAATACCACTCCAGCAGCAACCAATCCCCCTCGGAGGTGGATTCAACGGCCGCCTTATTTTTTTTCCATGCGCGGTCTTGGGAGGAATCAAGGACAGTCGAGGGACGCATCCGGAAAAGCATCTTTGCCCGGTGGAGGGCAAGATTGTCATCGATGAGGTCGATGGATGTGTCCCCCGTGGGGACTATAGGGGTATCTGATAGCTGATTACTGATTATTGATATCGGCGCAGTTGCTTCGGTGTTGGTTTGCTTGTGTTTAGCATTTGCTTTCCGTTGCTTTGCTTTTGGCCTGCCGCCAGATTTGCCAGAGGTGGATCTTTTCTCGCAAAGTGCGGTGTATGCGGTGATCTCTGCGTGTGCTCGGGCATTAATCCACCCCTCGGGCGTGGGCTCAAAGTATTCGTTGAGGATATCCTCGACGACATTTGCTTCCATTTGGATTTTCCGTGAAAGCAAAAGGTTATCATTTGGTAATGGGGTCTCCTCGGTGTAGTAGAGGTCGAGCAGGCGCCGGTAGCACAAGTCCTCGTCATTGCTGAGGTGCCGGGTGCTGACCATGTAGTCGTTGATAAAGAATCGGTAGAAGTGCATGGCGGGTGTGATTAGATGCGGCCCTTTGCCCGTGGTCGCTCGGTGCAGCTCCAGAACTTGGGGATCTCGGCCTTGATGCACCCGCTCATGACCATGCCACGGCACCAGGCGTTATTATCGGCCACCCTGACCCGCATGGTCTCGGGATTGCCCGGCTGCCGTGCCAGGACAAGGCGGGGATTAACCACATGGGCGCTCAAAACGATGAGGGTGTCCTGCTGGGCGATCCGAGACTCTAGCTTCGCTAGGCCTCCGGCCGTGAGACGGACGAACCCTGCCTCGCGGATGTAATCCTTCCCTGCATCGAGGATCCCCTTCCTAAGCCAGGTCACATCCTCATAACCGATGCCAAGGCGCTCGGCCGCAGATTCCTCGGAGTATGTAATCCCTGCCCCGACGGCGTCCTTGATTTTTTTTGCCATTTGACCCGCTTCTTTTTCAGTAATCGCGGAAGAGGTGGTTGGAGTGACGGCAGTCGTGGGCGAATCGCTCAGGACGGCCGTGGCGGGGTTTTTTTTTGCAAACAGGGTGGTGATCGCACTAAAGGCGCCCCCCTCTTTTTTTGGCGGTGTTTTTTGTTCTGTGCTCATGGTGTCGTGATGTGGTTGGTTGAATTGAAAGCGATCGATTAAAATAAAATTTCTATGTGACCAATCAGTCGGGGTTTTCGGCCACCGGCTTCGCCGCAGACCCCCTCCCCCCCTCCTTGGCGGCCGCGGCGTTGGCCTTCGATGTCGGGGACTTTCTGGAGGATTTGGTGGGCGACTTTGTATCCGGAGTTGTAGCCGGATCCGCCTTATCAGTGTAGAATAGCGGAAAGATTGCTGATAACGGATCAGCACCCGAGGTCTGTATGTTAATTTTGTCCTGGTCGATTTGACATACAGAGACACCCAGCCGCACCGGATCCACATCGGGCAGCGCCGCTATTGGCTGAGTATTCTCGCCGCCCAGATTGATTGCAGACGCCGTTTCGGGTTCCCACTCGGCATCGATCACCGGCAACTCATCGAGCATCCGCTCCAGACCGGCTGCAACCTGACTCTGCTCAATCTTCTCAACTCGCGCCGTGACACCGCCGGTCAACACTTGACCTTTATCGATCAGAATACCTACAGCCATCGAAAGCTCACCTGGCTTGATGTTGCCATCAGCAATGATCTCCTCCAATCGCTCCACTCCCATAGCGGCCACCTTCAAAGCACGAGCACCGAGATCCTTTCTATGTGTGTCAATAGACTGACCCTCACGGATCATGACCGCCTCAATCGTCCGATGGTGCAGGCCGGTGAGTCGTTTGATCTCCCGAATACCTGTTCCCTGACCGAGAAGCTGAACCGTGATTCGGTAAAGATCCGGGCGTTGAGATATTAACCGATCACCAGTAGAAGCTCCCGTGAAGACAGGACTGCCTACCTTTTCCAACGCCAACTCCTCCTCAGAAAAAAGAGAAGGGGGCTCATTTGAATCCTTGGAATTCATTACATTCTGGCCCGATAGATACCTATCAAAAAAAAGAAAAGGGACGCATACAGGGCGAGCTGAACGACGTCATGAATCATGCCATGCGCTCCTCAATAAATTTCTGGATCGAAGACTCAGGAAATCGAATATCCTGCTCCAGCCTAAGCACCCGCCCGAACTTACCGGCCTTGACGTATTTGAGCACCGTGTTCTTGTGAATTCCTAACCGAACCGAAACATCCTTGGTGCTAAAAAACCGCTCATAATTAACCTTTGATGCACTCATTGATCAGCTCCTGGGTAGACCGTGGATTGAATGCGCAGCCGGTCAGCAACCGCGGCCTCATAGCCGGTGACCCACTTGTACCAGGAATAAAAACGCTTCATCAGCTTCATAGAACGGACGATGTGATCGACTGCCCGGTCCGCATCCAGCGATGGCACCCGCGCCATATCGCCTGAGCCGCTTCCGGGTCTTCGGTAAATGCCCTCATCTCCCCGTTGAGACGTACCTCATAAAAAAAAGAAACGGCCGCGCCATGGATCGCCTTGAGGAATTCCCCAGGGATCACCTTGCGAAGCGTCAAAAGGTTTCGCCCCTGCTTGATCTCGACCTCAATGATCTCGCGGTTCATATCAGCGAAGGGCAAGGCGATAGCCGGGACGACGGCGGGCTGGCAGCATCCGATCCAGTGACGTATTGCGGTGGCGAATGAATGCCATGGCCGCAATCGCTAAAAGCTCAGCCGCCTCACGACGGCAGATTGCAAGAGTTCCAACAATGATTCCAAGTGCCAGGATGATCATTTTGATTCTTTGTTTTCGTGTTGTAGTTCGGTTGTGCCACATTCCGACACCAAATAATTGCGAATAGCAATTCGTGCCAGGTCCGATGGTTTGAGCCAATTCTTCTTGGCCGCTGCAGCAAGTCTGGACTTGAGTTCTTCGGGCAAGCGAAGCGTTAGGGTGGTATCGAGTTCGTCTGTCATGTTTTGAGTTGTAGTTGATATGTGGCACAAGTCAAACACAAATAAGCAATTTGACTATGGCAATTATGATTTCATTGTGCCACATTGGGATTGTGAAACGAGAAAGCACATTCAACTTCCGACTTCCCAGCACGCTAAAACAGCGTCTGGATCGCATAAGCGATGAGCGCGGAATATCAAAAGCCGATATTGCTGTGGCGGCCATACGCGAATTTTTGGAAGCCTTGGAGCGATTAGATCGCCCCAATTTGTTTCATCGAGTGTATCCGACGGCGGGTAATATCGGATCCTTGCAACCCCCGGAAAACGTCGAACAAACGAAGTTACGCCGAAAGAAATCGTAACCCTACCCTGTTTTACCTACAGCAACGACCTGATTGACGACAAGTTAATATATTTGAAAATAACATGAACAAAAACACACTTATCATTATTGGATTATCGATAGCTTTTTTATGCGGTTGGGCAACACCACGGAATCGTTATCAGCTCATTCATTTCGATTTGGCCGACAACAAGAAGCAATATGATGCAACCCGAATGGATACTTGGACCGGTGATATTCAAGTTATTTTCCGAATGCCGGATCCAAATGGCAGCGATTACCTTTGTGACTATTGGGTTACTATTCCTATCAAAAAAACCGAAAATGAAGCCGTTCGGATTTTTGAAAACAGAAAAGCATACAACGAAAAGCAATCTAAAAAATGAAAACACTATGCTTCTTTGCATTATTGGGCACCATTTCCCTTCATGCTGACATTGTGAATGGCCCGAATGGCGGGTACATTGTCAACCAAATCCCCGGTGGAAATACCCTCGTTACGGGAGAAAATTCCAGCACCTACATCCAGCGCAGTGGCCGGAACGTCAACATCATCAGCGACGGCCCCGCGGATCTTGGCGCCATCCAGGCCGCACAACTCGTCACCCCACCAGCACCGCAGCCTCCGGAGCCGAATTATTCAATGATACCTCAACCGGTTCAAATTCCCGTACTTGAGCCCGTTTGTTATCCAATCCCGCAAAATGATTCTCGGCCAAATGTGGTTCCAGAAAAGTTATCAAGATACATACCTGGCAAAGGTTGGGTGAATGTCGAATCACCCATAGGCTTAAAACATTCGGCACAAAATGAAGTCTTGATTAATCCCTATACTGACAAATCAATTCCAACAGATTATCCACCAAAAGATCCCAAACCGTGGCAACAATATCTGATCGCCGCCAAAGTGCCTTCAAACAAACTTATGCGGGAAAGCACAATGTTGGCTTATTTGCACGGATTCCTCGTTCTCGATAATTACAAAACCCAAATTGGTCACGATCCGGCCAGCGAGAAGAAATATTCGGAACAATTCACCGCGCTACTGGCGCCACTCAGCGCCGATCAGAAAACACAAATCCGACAACACCTCTGCGAAGACTTTGGAGTCAAAAATCCCAAAGACATCGAGACCAAAGAAATGATTCCTTACCTCCGGCAATGGATCCGCGAGCATGGATCCAAATTGTAGTCAGACCTGTATCTTTAGAATTCCTACAGAGAAAAATGGCAAAATGTCATTCAGCGATTACCTCATTGTTGGATCCATGAGTCTGTCTCTTTTGAGATACAGTTGACTGCTTATTCAAATCTGTTAGAGATACATCCATGCATGATGAAACCGACACAAACCGAACATACGGAACCATCCAAAGTTGTAGCCAAGTTGTAGCCAAGTTGTAGCCAGATACCACCATCATACCTGCTATAAATACCACCCACCCATGAGCGCAAAAGTTGTTGGCAAATTCAAACATCAGGGCAAATCCTACAGCTTCTATCAGAAGCCTGGGAACCCCAATCTCTACATCCGCGTCCAGCACCAGGGAAAGGCCCGATGGAAATGCCTCGATACCCCTGACAAGAAGGCGGCGGCGATCCGTGCCGGGATCTGGATTGATTCCCTATTCAACAGCAAGTGGGATGTGCTTGAGACGTTAAAGACCCGAAACGAGTTTGCCACCATTGGCGAGATCATCGACGTATTCCTTGCCAACATCCGTCACCTTGGGATCAAGCACGCCACGGCCAAGGGATATGTCGTGAGCTTGAAGAACATTCTTGGCGATGCCTTGGGCTCAGAGGATCCCTTATCGTTGAAGTCCACCGTGCTCACCGGCGAGACGTTAAACAAATTCGTTGCCGTTTCGCGCCAGGCACGACGGCCCGATTGGTCCATCTCGGGCCAGATCGGACAGGCGCGTAGCATTTTGAAGGAACGCGAGGGCCGCATGGATATTTACAATGCTTTGCGGTTACCCGATCTCACCACTTGGAGGAATGCCAAGTGGGCTTTTGAGACCAATATCCGTCGCGGGTTTGTCCCTTTCACGACTCAGCAGGTCCTCGACCTTGAGGCAGGGGCCGCCCAGCTCTATGACGAACGCAATCCCGTATGGATTTCCTACACCCTCATGAGCCTCTATGGATTGCGTAACAGCATGGTTAAGAACCTCAAGAAGAGCGACTTTACCATCACCGAGAGCGCCATCACGTTTATTGTCAAGGGAGACTATGCCGAGGCCAAGGCCGTGGAGCACACTATTGACAAGGAGACCTACGAGAAGATCACGACCTTCTTTGACGATGGCGAATATGTCCTGCCAGGGTCGAAAACGAAACGCCAGCACGCCAGCAATACCGAGCTAAACAATTTCATGCGGCGCTTTGTGGATCGATCTACTCAGGGAGAGCGTAAAAAAGCGTATTTGCTTCGTAGACAGGCCGCCACCGTCATGGCCGATGCCAAGGACATCTTTGCCGCGCAGGCCATGTTGGGGCATAAAAGCGTCAAGACAACCGAGAACGATTACGGTCCCCGCGTGCTTCGCAGTCCTGGCATTTCTCCTGACGACATCCGGAAGTATTACCGGATCGAGAGGCAGGCCTAGTGGAATTTATAATGGGGCGTGGGGTAGAGGCCCCGGGTCGCCGTCTGCACGATGAATTTTTGAACCGTGACCCGTTTGGCCGCCAGGGCATCGGTGATCAGTTTATTGGTGTAGGTGCGACTGGTCTTCCATTCATTTTCCAGATCCTGACGGGAGAACCATCCCGGCGGCACCGTGTCGGCCCGCTTGATGCTTTTCATTTGATTCAGGGTCGGCGGTTTCATTGGAATTTCCCAGCAAGCTGACCCAGCAGGGACCGGCCCCCAATGATTGGAATGTTTAAGTGGAGGAATTCCCCGCTGCGGGCCACCGACTGAATGGCAAAACCATGCGTCCAGGACGTTGGGAATGTATGGCACCAGAGCGGTTGGAGTTCACAGAGGCACCCAGGATTCCACGACTTGATCTGCCCGGTGTGGACCGGCCGAGCACTGGATGATTGCTCCCTGTGCGTATGGCCAAAGACAATGTTCCCGGCAAACGAGGAGAGCATCGTTGTCGTGGCCTGCTTCGATGTGGAGGATCCGTGGGTAAAGTAGCACTTGCCCCGCTTGATCGTCCCCGAGAGCGACAGGCCGTCATAGCATTCGGCCTGACGATAGTAGGGAATGCCGCGTTCTTTGAGCCGGAGGAGAAACTCCGGGGCAAAGGCCCGCCGGAGATACTCAGCATCCTTGGAGTTGCGTAATGTTTGCGTGATCGCCCATTGCTCAATCCGGCGCTCGTGGTTGCCCTCGATGTATTCCACTTTGGCACGAGGCGCTGCGGCCTGCAGCGCATCGAGGAATGCATTGGTGGCCGCAATGTCGGCCTCATAAGTATAGGAGGACTCCGCCACAAATCCCATCACATGGTGTTGGGCGAGGAATCCCCCGCAGTCGACATGGTCTCCGAGGAGGATTATCTCATCCGGGTCGAGGGCTTGGATGTCACCCAGGCACGCTGCCAGCGCCGCTTTGTCAACCTTGGCCCCATGTGTATCGGGAATGATAACCCTGACGATGTCGTCTTTCCCTTTGCGGGTTGGTTTGGCTGGGGTGATGACCCGAGCCTTTGGAGTGTGGAGGTGACGGTCGAGGGTAGCGGCAAGCTTTGCTTTGGACGATTCCGAGGCCTTGAGCTGATCCTTGAGCTTGGCAATCTCAGCGGCATGAGACGACGCCTCTAGGTCAGCACGCAGGGCCTTGGCTGAGATGAGGCGTTTCATGGTCATCTTGCCACATCCGGCATCATGTTGTTGTTGACCTTAAAATAATCGAAATGGAATCCCTGCAGCGGTTGTCCGTAAGTGGGCGATCCTTTGTCCTGGTCGGTGACACGGTTCATGTCCTCGATGCGGTCCATGCGGATACGGCGGACGACCCCTTGTGGCCCGAAATTGGAGGCCAGCGGGTTTGCATTCCGATGGACCTTGGAAAAGGAAGTGAGGACGGCATTGACTTCTTTGCGCTTTCCTTCCCCGATCCCGTTTTCACCAGGTAAGCCTTCCTTGTGGTTTTTCACATACTGCATGATGGAATCACGGATCGCAGCCGCATCATTGTTGTGAAACGGGAAAAGCCCCTGATTGATTCCCTTGAGGACATTCCGCTGCACTGCCGAGTCATCGATTGTATGGGCAAGGAGATGCCCTTCCTTGGAGACCGAATACTCAAACGGTTCCCAAAAATTCCGAGTGATTGAACGGATATTTCCAAGGTTGAGGATGCGATAGCTGCCGGACTCTCCCGTTCCCGTGCGGTTCACCTTCATCCGATACACACCACCCTGCCCGGCATCATTGCGCCAAGTATTGGCAATGGACTGAATCCATGGTCCGAAATGCTGGAGCGCACCCATCGTGGCCGGGAGCTGCGATCCGGAGATCACTTTCTTGCCATCGACCATGCGCGGGCCGAGCACGGGATCATTCTTGGGTCGTAGGGCCGTGCCGACCGCCGAGGCGATTTGATCTTTGCGTAGCTGATCTGTCTGTTTGATTTCGTCTTGAGATTTGAAAGTGACCGTGCCGTTGTCATTACGCAGGAAATCATTTTCAAAGACTCCGGGCCGTCCTGGCACGGGTCGCAGGTTGACCAGGTTCGACCGCGCCATGTCATAGGGAGACCCCGACGGGGCAATTTGAGTTCCCTCGGTACGTTTGGCACCGAGATCGATGCCGTTCAGCCATGAATCGTAAGAACTGACATATTTTGCCAGTTGTTTGGAAAGTGTCGGAGAAGATCCAACCAAGGGATTGTCTTTGAATATCGTAGATAATGAACCGATCACCTTTCCGGTTTGCGGATCTATGGAAACACCTTGAGCACCTAATGATCGGGCATTCATGGCAAGAATGGATCGGGTGGCCGCATCGGGGTCAACATTTGCAGGCAATCCTTTGCGGATCGAATTCACATCGATACCGGCTTGATTCATATGTTCGGCAAAAATTTCATCCCGCGCCCAATCCAGCGGATGTTCATCACCGGCCGCCATCCCATTGTCGGAGAGTTGCTGGACCCGTTGCGTGACCCGATCATCCAACGGGGGAAATGTCGGGATGGGTTGCTTATCTTTGATTGCCCGATCCATGAGCGCCCGTTGTTCTGATTCAACTTGAGCTTTGGCATATTCACGGGCACGGGCATCGATTCCATCATCCCCGTAAAGTTGTTGGATGAAATTCCGTGCATCGGATCGTTGCGCTCCATCCATGACATTGGATGCCAGGATCGCATGGCCGAGCCCTTCATGAATATCTGCCGGGTGCTCCGCATCGAGGTTAATGAAAACCCGTGCCCGCTGGCCGGGGGGGGCATCGACAAACCATCCTGCAGCACCCCGTCCACCGAGTGCGGCGACGTTGGCCGAATAGTCAGTTCCATCGAGGGGAACCGTATCGGCCGGTGCAATCCCTGGTTGATTGGCAAGCGCAGTTCCGACCTGTTTGTCAAAGGCCCCCTGTTCAATGACGTTTCCCGTGGCCGGATCAACTTTGGGTTGATTATCGAGCGGAATGACATCGGTGCCTTTAAGTGAAAGCAGACCTTGAATTGCGGCAAGGTTTTGGAGGCGACTTGCCGGAAGATTGGCAACCTTATTGACATCGCCACCGACCAATGCCGTATCCGCCAGGAATCTTGCCACATCTTGATTGCGTTCCCTGGTTGAATTTCCCAGAACGCGGGACGCAAGGCCCCCAGCCGCGCCAAAACCAAATCCAGCACCGACCGTGGCACCGGCCTGTTCGTCATTCTGGCCAATGGTTAGCGGAAGCATGGAGAGCGAGCCGCCAATTCCCCTTTCGACCGCCGCACCCGCCGTGCGCGAGGCGCCGACCAGCACGGGATTGTTAGCTTTTGCAGCGATGCGTCTGACCCATGCAGGATAGGAATCTGAATTTGCTATTCGTGAAGGTGTTGAATCGATGGCGCCCGTTCCTCCGGTGGCCACGGCATCACCGGCTGCCGTGCGATAGGCTTCCGGGATGGCAGGGTTGGAAGCAATGGCGCCAAGCGCATCTTGACGCAACGGCCCCATGGTGTCGGAGGCCTCACGCAGGATCGTACCCGCGACCTGAGCGCCTTGGCCAACCGTTCTGACCACGGCCGCACCTTTGCGCAGCGCCAGGTATCCAAGCACGGGTTTCATGGCCGACCAGAGAGGGTTGCCACCCTCCTCATCATGGGAGGCACCACTCCACCCGACGAGCCCCGCACCACCGGCAAGGGCACCCCCGGCGATATCCGCCCCATCATAGACCTTGTCTCCGATCTTGACCGCAGGGATCACCGCATTGACTCGGTCGATGGCGGCCTTGGCAAGGTTATCGAGCGCATCATTGGCAATGATTGTTCCCGATCCGAGCCCTTGCAAGACGCGGCCGGAAGCATATTTGACCATGTTGCCAATCGGCACTTTGGAGATTAGCGCACCTGCGGCCCAGGCAATCTGATTTTCCGGCGCTGAGGCCATGGCGGCGGCACCGGTCAGATCCTTGAGTGGTGCGGTGTCTGGGTTATTGAATGATGCGGCAAGCGCCTGTTGAACTGCTTGTCTCGATGCATCATCGGGAGCCAACATGGAAATAATTTGAGGAACCGACGTGACCGTTGGGTGTGCGATCTCCCGTTTGAATGCATTGTTCTCGAGATAATTCCCATACCCAGCATCGGCCCCAGCCTTGATTTGCTCGGGAGTGGCATTAACGAGTCCGGCATCGGCCGATCCATCAACAAGGCCTTGGATCCCTTGCTTTACTTGTTTGTAAAGAAGTTTGGTGTTCATCCCGGCATTGCGGACACCCTGCAGCCACGAGTTAGCCACGGCCGTTTCATGGTTAAGAAATTTCTCCGTGGTATCAGCAAGATCACCATTGTAACGCGGCACATTCCAGAGGTCTTTGATCCCGCCATAAGTCGTCTGGAATAAACCCCCAATACCTCCAGCGATATTGGAAAGAGCCGAACTCATAAAGCTACCCCCCACCCGTTGACGGGCCGCCTGGGCGGCATCCCATTGATCTCGGGTCATGTCGACCGACGGATCATTGAGCGCATCGACCTGCATTTTATCCAGATCGGTCGATGAATAGGTTTTTGGCTGGATCGGACCGAGTCCCGTGGCGTTGTAGGGACTTGGCGAGGATGGCCCAGCAAGCGGGGATGCGGGCATGGATGACCCATACGCAGCATTGATATGACCAGCGGCCTGGGCTTGATCTTCCATGGCCGCGATGTCTGCATCGCTATAGATTGCCCCATCCGTGGATGGCGTGGGTGCAACGGACGGTGCTGGCATTGGCGCGGGTTGCGTATCACCCGGCGCTGAGGCCATGGCGTTCAGATCCTCATCGCTGACGATGTCGCCGATGGCCATGGGCTTACTGGATCTGCTTCCACTGACCGTTTCCGAGCGACTGGAAGGTTCCACGCCCAGGGATCGTTTTAATCACCGGAGCTGTGGCGGCAGGCACTGAAGCCGGAGCCGCCGATTGGTTTCCAGTAACAGACGCCGACGGAGAATAGGAAAATTGCTTGAGGAGGTCTTGGTTGACCGAAGGCATTTTGTCGATTTGCGCTTTCTTGGCGTCGATTGCCTTGTTGAGGATCCCAACATATTCACCCACCGAATTTTTGAATGTTTCGGGGGATTGATAGGTCTGCAAACGATTGACCGCATCCTTGACGGCCTGAGCTTCCTGCTGGGTGATTCGGAAACCAAGTGATGACCCCGGGGTGGAGGCCTCGTCCTTGAGCATGTTGATTCCGGAAATTAGATTCTGTCCTGATACTTGTGCCAAACGTGCTTGCAAATCACGTTGACCCGGTGTTACGGCCGGGAGGAAACGAGCCGCCCCGACTACATATTTCAGTTCCGGATGGTCGGCGATTGCCTGCAAATTGTCGCGCTGCGTTTCAAGTGAGGAGACCTGGTTGCTTGCATCCTGCAATGCTTTCCCTTTGGCCAGCTCCCCGGCAATGACCTTGGATTGGGATTCGGCCGTCTGGGCCTGCAGGTTTTGATCTTTCATCCCCTGGGTGGAGATTTCATGTTGCATCTGCTGGAGCTTGAGCTGCTTCTCCGGGTCTTGAAGTTCAAGCTGTTTGAGCATCAGGGCATCAAAAGCTTTATGGGCTTGCAAACGATCCGCCGGGGTCAAATCGATGTTGACCCGACCGGTCTGGATCATGAACTTGTCAAAATCAGAATACTGCGGCTGGGCGGTTTGCCGCCCTGCCTGTTGGCCAACCTGTTGTTGGTTCATGCCCATCCCTTGATTGGCCGCACCATTCGGCGTGTAGGGATTGGTTGCTGGGTTAAATGTGACCGATGTTCCAGATTGCGAAGGATCTGATCCTGCGCTGCCTGGGTTCCCTAATTGAGCCGCCGATGGCGCGGGCGGTGGCATCGGCCCCGAAGTAAATCCATTGGGGTCATCCATGGTTGCCAGGACGGCCGGATCGATTCCGCTGGAGGTATTTTGGGGCATCGATTGCGCAAGCATGGGCGCAATGCCCGCCGCTTGCAGGTCTGCCGGGCTGATCCCTTGCTGGGGAATGGTGATCGAGCCATTGCCTTGGGCGGGTACGCCCAGGTTCATGAGTTCTTCGGCGGTCATGTTTTATTGATCAGATGGCGTTGAGTCATCTGCCGAAATCGACCCGCTCGGCACATATCCTTGGCCGGGAATGTATCTTGTGGTTTGGACTTTGGCGGCGGCCGCATCAGCTTTCTTTTGGCCGAGTCCGAGCATCATTGCATAATGGTCTGCCGTGGTTTTCTGGCCGATCATCTGAATCAGGTTGGGGGCAATGGAAACCTTTTGCTGCCAGGGAAGTGCCTTGACCGTGTCGACGGCCGTCGAATCAATCAGGCCCATTTTATTGGCCAAATCGACCGTGGCATCAGCCTGCTGGGATTGAAGTTTGAGCGCATTCATTTGCTTGATGGCGTCCGCGATGCCGGATCCGGCCTGATTGATGCCGTTGGCAAGGTTTTCGCCACCCTGGGCAATGTAGGCAGCGCCGTTGTTGAGCTGGGGAGGATTGTAAGCAAACATGGTTATTGGTTGTGTTGATTAATTTCCGTAATAGGCGGCACCTACTTTGCCGATTGTTCCGATTGCACTGCCCAAAAGCGCATTATTGCTGGCATAATTTGCCGCATTATAATTGTTACCGGACGACCAGTTACCCGAAGCAAGGTTGGTATTGAATGACGGTACATTTCCAGCTACCTCCATTCCTTGACCATACGAGTTGTTCACAAGACCACTCTGGAATCCAAGGTTCTGCGCCGTGTATGGCACACTATAGCCTAAAGACATTGTGTAAGGGTTGAGCGAGCTATACATTCCGGCACCTTGAAGGCCGAGTCCAGTGGCACTGCCGAGGGCCGATGCCGATTGGCCCAGCATATTGGACGAATTTCCAAGCAGGCCCGAGGCGGCGGCCGCGTTCCCGTTATTGGATTGGTTGACCCCTTGATTTGCGTTGAGTAGGAAATTCTGACTTTGCCCCGTGTTGGTGAGGTTGGCAGATTGATTCATTCCCTGACGCTGAATATCTTGGCCATTGTATTGGCCTTGGGCGCCGAGGTTTGAGCTCTGGCCTGACAAATCGTATCCGGCATTGGCTAGATTGGTATTTTGCTGGTATCCCGAATTGACCTGATTGGTATTAAAAGCCGTGTTTTGATTCTGAATTCCCGCCTGCTGCTGATACCCGGCATTGGTTGTGTTGGCGTTTTGTTGGTTTCCCGTATTGATCTGACCGGTATTGAATTGCGTGTTCTGATTTTGGACTCCGGCCTGTTGCGCGAGCTGAGCATTGGTCTGGCCAGCCTGTTGGGTGTACCCGGCATTGTAATTGCCCAGTTGCAGGTTCGTGTTCTGGTTCTGGATCTGGCCTTGATTGGAGGCCGCCTGATTGGAAAGGCCAAACTGGTTGAGCGAATTTGTGTTGGCCTGACGCAATGCCGTGTCGGCATTGTTTACATTTTGGCCGAATGCCTGGTATTGCTGGAGTCGGGCATTGGTGGCCGCATCACGGTTGAGGATTCCGGCGGCGGCCGCACTGGCACCGGTGCCGAGACCATTGGCCGACCAAGTCGCGGCAGCCTGCTGGGAAGCATTCCGCAAGGCCTCGGGGCTGAGTTGACCCCCGGACGCAAGTTGATCCTGTGCCTGACGCAGAAGCTGGTTGCCGAGCCCACTGCTTTCCGTGGTTTGCGCTCTGGCCATGGTCGGCCGGACTTGTTGGATCGGGGAAATCTGGGCGGCCCGCATTGAGGCAGCGGTCACGTTGTCGACCGGGGCCATTTGCGCGGCCGTGACGTTCGCGGCCGTGACATTGTCGACCGGGGCCATTTGCGCTGCCGTGGCCGTAGGTGCCTGTATGTAGTTGAGCGCACCAGGGGCTGAGACCTGAGTCGCCGTGTTATTCATGGCCGTCAGGCCGGCATCTTGTAACTTTTGGGTCAGCGGGGTGGGGCTTGAAGCCCGAGCCACAGCCGAAGCGGCAAGACCAGTATTAACCCCGGATAGGGATCCCATTCCCGATCCGATTCCCTCAATCGAGTTGACGTTGCCAAGTGCATGGTCGGTAGCGGCAAGGGCCTGTTTCTCTTGGGGAGATTTGGCAATCTTCTTGGCGACACTATTGACCGTGTCAAATTGCTGATTGCTGATCCCGCTATACCCCCCGTTGGTGACATTCCCGAGTCCGGAACTGTAAATCTGCGAACCACCCGAAGTTCCATTATTGATGATGTCTTGGAAGTTCAGCGGTTTGGCAGGATTCTGGCCAATACTAGGTGAGCCGTTTGACATAAAACCGCCAGCCAAGGCTCCCAAAGCGGCACCGCCAAGCATTCCAATCGGCCCACCGGCCAGGCCAATCATAGCTCCACCGGCCGCGCCTCCGGCAGCGCCTTTGGCTGCACCTGATCCAGAAAATGTTGATCCCATAATTATTTAATGTTGAAACCCGTTAAATGCACCCAACTTTGGCAGCGAGTTTGTGCCATGGATGTATGTGATAATGTTGTCCAGGACGCCCGAGTGCCCGTTGCCAGATGACATAAGAGAGCGGGTGTGGCAGGGCACCCATGAGCTGCTTGAGTGATCCGGTGGTCGATGCCAGGGGAATGAACCAGGCATTCGCCGGAGTGATTTCCGATTCTGGATAGCAAACCTGTTTTGCCAGCAGAAAATTTTCCGGCGTGGAATGAACGATCCCATGCTGGAAGAAATGACCCAACAAATCCTCGAAACGATTGCCCGGTTCCGATTCGTAAAGATTGCGTGCGATTTGCCATGCCAGCATTAGGTTCCAAAGACTTGGACACAGACAATCGACCCATCTTTGGCTACTCCGTTGAAGTTGAACACGCTGATGCTGGCCGAGGTGGCTGTTGGCGTTGTTCCGTACGTCAAACCGCAACCTAATACCCCTCCCGCCTGAGAAGACATTGCCGAAACTACCAAACAATAATTGGAATTGGAAAAAAGCCCCGTAGGGAAAGTCAGCACATAAAGTCCGGTGCTGCTCCGGGTGACTGCTGAAACATTGAACGCTAGGGAAATTGTTCCGGTCGTGCCGTCAAAGGTAACCCATGCTTTGCAAAGGGCTGCCTGAGTCGTCGTTGCCAGGTTCGAAGTGGCAATGACGCCGGAACCGATTTGTGTTGATGTCGTGATGGCCCCGGTGGCCACGGTTGTAGCGGTTCCGGCGGTTGTCGCCGTGGTGGCGTTACCGTTGAGAGCAGCCGTGATCGTCCCGGCCGAGAAATTGCCGCTGGAATCCCTGGCTACAATGGCCGAGGCGGTGTTGGCATTGGTGGCCGTGGTGGCGCTGTTACTGACCTTGCCTGCGCTAGAAATGGTGGCCAAGGAGGAATCCGGCAAAGAAGAAATCGTGGTCGTGAGCGCAATGTTGGCGCTCCCGTTAAAGCTGACCCCCGTGGCCGCAACGGCTCCGCTTAATGAGATCGTGCGCGCCGTGGCCAGGGTGGTGGCCGTGGTGGCATTTCCCGTGAGTGCGGCCGTGATGGTTCCGGCCGAGAAATTGCCGCTGGAATCGCGGATGACAATCGCCGACGCCGTGTTGGCACTGGCCGGTGATTGCCAAGAAAGCGCAGCCGCTCCATTGCTGGTCAGCACTTGCCCGGTGGTTCCCGCACCGAGCATGGCGGTCGTTCCGGCGGCGGATTGGTAGGGGAGTGATCCAGCCAAACCTCCGGTGAGGTTGCTGGCATTGGTGGTCGTGGCCGAAAGCGTCTGCCAAGATGGTGCGGCAGCCCCATTGCTGGTGAGGACTTGTCCGGCCGTTCCCGTCCCGGTCTGGGCGGTCGTTCCGGCAGCGGATTGGTAGGGGACAGTTCCGGCCGAACCTCCGGCCAGATTGGTGGCCGTGGTGGCGGTCGTGGCATTGCCGGTGACGGCGCCGGTGAGTGGTCCAGAGAATGCCGTGGCCGTGACGATGCCCGTGACGGTGGCCCCACCACTCAGGGTGGCTGCCCCTGTGGACTTGAAAGTTCCGGTGACGGTTTGATTTCCTCCTATGGTGGAATTGCCCGTCGTGGCAATCGAGGCCCCCGTGATCGCCCCGGTGACGGCCAGCGGACCGGTCAGGCTCCAGTTTTGGCTTGCGGTCGTCAAGTCGGCTTGGACGATGGTTCCGGCCGCCAGGGTGGGGTTGGCGTTGAGGATTGCCGGAGTGACGACGTCACCGTTGCTGACTGCAATTCCTGAGACGAGGGAGGCCATGCGAAGAGATTAGGTTGTGAGGATCGACACCTTAAGTGGGTTCGGTTCGCAGAATGATTTTCTTAGGATTCGGTGCGGGCCAGGCGGCTCGGATCGCTGGTCACTGCGGCGTCGGCACTGATGGCGCGGATGGTGGGACGCCCGCCCGAGGTGGAGACCTGGATGTCGAGGTATTCGGCCGTACGGCGGATCGGGGCCTTGATCGTGTAGTCGTTGTCAGCTTCGGCATTGGTTACCGAGGCAACTTGGGTCGTGCTATCGCGGTCGGTGGCAATCGCCGTGACATTCACCGTAGAACCTGCCGGAAGGTAGGAGGAGACCGTGACCGAGTTGAGGCGCTTGTGGTTGAGCTGACCGTAGAAATATCGCCGCGTGGTAAGCGATCCGACCACACCAACCGAGGCATCACCACTGGTCGCGTCATCGGCGGCCGAGTTGTATTGTTCTAAAAGGTAAAGCAGGCCCGTGGTGGAGGCAGCATAGAGTCGGCGCTGGGTGGCCGTGGTCGTGACGTAATCGCTCACCACCAGGCGGTCGAGGGAGAAGGGGTAAGTGTCGACCGATTCCCAGGCCTCGTTGAGCTGATTGTAGATCAGCAGCGTATTGTTGCTGGTGGAACTTCCGGTCGGAATGGCCAGATAATACCGATTGTTAAAATACAAGCCGCAGGCATTGGAGACGGTCGCCGGATTGATCGTTGAGAGGATGTCGGCAATCGGCTCGGAGAGCGGTAGCGTGTTGCCGCGCAGCGCAAGGTCGAGCTGGGTATTGTCGAGCCGATAGACCCCGTTATCCGAGAGGAAGTAGATGTAATTTCCGGCCGTGGTGACGGTGTTGCGGGCATTGCACCCGATTTCGTTGGTCAGGATCTGCAAGAACGAGGCGGCCGGATCAATCGAAACGCCATCACTTTTTAAAACGATTTTTCCCAAGTAAATTGATTTGCGCAGGAACACGATCACTTGACCATTGGCATAGGGGTGGATGGCGGTAATGTAATCATTGGAACCGACATTGGTTCGGAAACTCTTCAGCAAGGGATCGAAGTTCGTAGGATCCAGAACATCGGAAACGATCAAGGCATCCCGCGCATTGGCAATGACGAGTTGGTTGTTGTAGAAGGTTGCAATCGCCCCATAAGGACTACTCAAATAACTATAAGTTGCACCGAGTGGTGAAGTGCCGGTCGGCACTCGCACGAAATTCGTTGAGGTCTGCCCATCCCAGACCAAGGGGCAGCAGACCCGCTGGGCGAGCAGGTAGGTCGTGACCCCGCTCGATCCATTGGCGGCGGTGGCCGAGGGCACGGCAAAGGTGAATGTCGTCGTCCCGGTGACCGTGATGACAGCATCGAGGTTAAACCCTGCCTGATCGCTGCCCGAGATCCGCACGACTTCGCCGGTAGCATACCCGTGGGCGGCGGCGGTCGTCGCCGTGGCTGTGCCGGAGCTCTGGGTCAGGGTGGAGATTGTCTTGGTGGCCTCATTGCGCCACCGGAAAATGAAAACTTGATCGAAGGCCTGGACAACGCTGACCGCGTCGGAATTCTGGATCGATTCCGTGATCGGGGAAACCGGATAGCTCTTGGTGATGACGGTTGGCCCGGACGAGGTGGAACGCCAGAGGTAGGCCTGCGTCGATCCGGCCAGGACGACATACTCATTGGAATTATCAAAGCGCGGGGAGGAATAGACTCCGGCTGCGTAGATTCCGGCCGTGGTGCTGCTAGATTGGAGCACGGGATACCCGACCGATCCCCCGCTGGAGGCGGAGGGAGATCCCGAGACCGCATAGGTGAACGTGGTCGGTGTGGGAACCGTCAGGATTGTGAAAGTGCCGTTGTAGTTGGCAATACCGACACCCAAAATTTTAACCTGCCAACCGGCCAACAATTTGTGGGCCGTGGACGTGGTGGCCGTGGCGGTGTTGGAACTTTGCGAGATTGAGGAAATCGTGGCCGAGGTCACCGTGAAGGGCACGGTCACAATGGTGCCTGAGGCCGAAATTCCCTGGGTGAGTCGTTTGGCGCCTGCCCGCGTTGTGGCAATGCCTCGGTCGAGGCGAATGTTGGAGGCGGCCTGCAGGTATCCGGCCGGGATCGTAATCGGGTTGCGGCGGGATTGGAGTCCGATGAACGAAGTGTCACCGTCACGGACAATGGGGCTGGAGAGTGGTCCGGGCATGGGGTGGGGAAATTAGAGGCGCTGGAGGTTGAATCCTGGCGCAGCCTTTCCGGGCCAGAACGTGTAGCGGAAATCCTTGGAGGAACTTCCCCCCGTCTTCGGGTCGAAGTTGATGCCCAACTCGCGGGCGGCGGCAATCGAGGCCTCGCCCAGGTGGGAGGCCGGGCCGAGGTCGGCCACGACGCAGGAGACCTTCGCACCCGTGAATTGGTTGAGGATTTCGGCACGGCAGCCGAGCACGATGCCGGTACACATCCGGGCAATCGGGCCGGGGACGACGATGAAGGGAACTTCTTCGGAGTTAATGTAGCGGCGCGGATCGTTGGTAGCGTAATCCGAGTGCTGCAAACTTGTCGTGGAAATGTAATATCCGGGTGCGGGGTCATCCTGACCCTGCAGGACGGGGTAGCCTTCCTGATCGGTGACAATTCCCCACCAGTTGCCGGGGTGTCCCGCATTCTCCAGGTAGTCGAGTCCTTGGCCGTGCGGCCCATAGGCGCGGGGTGACCCATCGGCATCGATGCAGAGTTCGGTCAGGTACTGGATCGACCCATCCTCGGCCTGCATGATCGGCTTCCCATTGATGTTGCAGATGAAACGGCTCATGGGGTTGATCCTCCGTCATTCTTCTCACCGAACTTGCTGGCGGCCTTGGCCCCGGCCAACACACTGACTGTCCAGTTGATGACCGAGACCACGCCGGGGGGGAGGTCGATCAGGGTGCCAAGCCGAGCGTGCTGGACCAGCACATAGACAATCGCCCCGACCGCGCAGAAGGTGGCGACGCCAAGCAGGATCCGGATGCTCGATGGCGTGCCGTTGGCCTCCTCAAAAATGCGTTGGATCCATTGAGTCATGAGCGTGGTCAGGGAATGAAGCGCGAACCGTAGGCCGCAATCGTGCGGGAGAGGATGAAACCGGCAGCACCCCCGGCCGCGAGCAGTAGGAAGGGTGCAACGATTCCAGCACCAAAAGGCAAGTGTGCTGCTGAGTCGCCAAAGACCCTCAAGGTCACAATGGCAGCAGCAACAGCAAAGAGGATTGGGTAGAAGTCGCGTTCTCTGGCGGTTTGGTGCAGGGACTTGATGAGGTTTGCAATCTTGTTGTCCTTGTCGACAAGTTCGTGCTGGGCCGTGGCCAGGGTGACGGATTGGGCATCGACCTGGGACGCGTAGGCGGCAAGGGATTCTTTGGCCGAGTCAATGTCGTCGGAAAGTTCTTCCACCTCGCCACGATTTGTTGCGGGGACTTCAGTTTTCAACCGCTCAGCACGGAGGCGGGCCGAGTTGACGGCATCGACCACGGGCGCGGCCGAGGGAGTCAGCACGGCCTCATGGCGTTGCTCATGGGCGCAGGCGGTCAGGCCAAGCGCGGCCAGCATCAGCAGGATAAGGGATCGCAGATTCATTTGACTTCGAGCTTCTGCTGGATGGCCAGGACATCGCTTTGAAGGCGGTCGAGCATTTGCGTTTTCTGCCCGGCAATGTAAACCGACATAAAAATTTGCAAAACCACGGCCGCGCCGATGGTCTTGAGCATGGCGGAGTTGTTGGCGGCGGACTTGGCCCGCTCCTCAACAATCGCCCGCAGGATGGCGATGTCTTCCCTTAAGGCGCTGACCTCGTCGGCTGACATGGCCGCCTAGTGTTCCCAGCGATACGAAACGGTTGGAGTGTCGGTGGATGCCTGAATCGAAAGCACGGCCGCATCACGGATCCCGTTAAAAGTGAAAGTGGCATTGGGCTGGATCGTGATTCCGGCCGAGGATCCGGCCTGATAGACGGTGACGGCCACGGCCGAGGCGGCAGTGTTAGCAACGATCACGCGGGTTGAGACCTGGGCGGAAAGGGCGGTCGGGGTGGAGGCATTGGTCACGACCGACCCGATGCCCGACGATTTCATTTGCGAGTAGACGTTCATGCGGAGAGAATAGGGAGTATCGGTGGCGACCTTAAGCGGGTTTGGGAATTACTTGGAGTGGTGCAGGGCCTGCCACGCCAGCGCCAGGTAGACGATGGATCCGTTGATTTCCGCATCGGAAAAACGGAATTCCTTGATCAGTGCCAGGCGGGTGCGCTGATAAGCGATCTGGAGTTTCACCACGCCGGGATGGGCTTCGTCATTCATTTCTTTGACGTAGCGTTTGGCTAACGAAAGCGATTTCCAAAAGGTCGCAAGGCCAACAAATAATTTCGATATATTAATCATATTATGAAAACGACACCGTTGGTGATCCCGAGGTAGTTGTTACCGTGTAAATTTTGTATCCGGAAACGGCAGTAGAAAGGGTGGAGGAAACCGTTCCATTGAAAGTTGCCGTGTTTGTGTTTGGAATTTTAAGGACGACAATTCCAGAACCTCCATTGGTTCCGTCAGCGGGGGTATTTCCATTTGCGCTAGAAATTCCACCACCACCCCCACCCCCTGTATTATTCCCTCCTCCAGAAAGTGCTGGGGATCCAGTCTGCTCGTTTCCGCCATCTCCTCCCTGACCATAAACAATAGAAGTTCCCGTGATCGCCGAAGTAATTCCCGAGCCCCCACTTCCTGGCGGCCCCCCCTGAGTTTGACCAGCATTTTGACCTACCCCTGCAGCGCCTCCTCCCCCTCCACCATACGTTTGACCAAATCCATCTGTATAATTTGCCCCACCGGCATAACCAGAACCACTTGTGCTGCCGTTCCCACCGTTGGCCGTGACATTTGCAAATATACTGTTTGTTCCAGAGGTTATTATTCCACCAGACCCGTAAGAATTAACAATACCGCCATCCCCTACGCGCAAGGAATATGCATAGTTCAAATTAAAAGAATTACTTCCCGTAAGAACAGCTCCCCCACCCCCTGCATTGGTAAAAGACGCACCTCCACTTGAACCACCACCCACAACAAGGTAACTAACAGAAATGAGCACAGGCGCAGCTCCAAAGGTCAACACACTTGTCGGCCCAACCAAAAGTGGATTTCCTGTGATCGTGACGCCCATTTAGGAAACCGGATACTGCGACGCATAGGAATCAGCCGCCCGTTGAATAACCCAAGTCAGGTAAGCTTCATCGGTATCAAACGGGGCCCCGGACTCGGAAGGAGGGTTGGCGTTGTGAGCGAGGCGGGCGGCGGTGATACCACAAGCCTGTTCTGACGTGAAATTAATCGTGAAATTCATCGGTAGCCTTTGGGTTGATGGTTTCTGCTAAAGTTTCCAAAGCCTTCTGGATCGCGATATATCCAGCTCTAGAGATGGCGTTGATATTCCGAGGCTCCAGAGCATCGGAGAGAAGTTGGAGAGCTTCTTGCGGAGTCATGGGTTCATTCATAAAATTAAGCAAGGGCAATTCCGACCATGGTTCCGGCATTATTTGCCCAAAGTTTCACCACTCCTGTTGTGGTATTTCTCCATAGAGCGCAAGAACCCGCTCCATTATTCCAAGGTGTTGTGCTAGTTGTAGGGTCTCCAGCACCTGAGTAATACTGCCAAGTGAACGTGTTGTAACAGGTAACTGTACTGGTAGACATTTGGAACTGGCGGGATGTATCGGTACAGTAAAAATCAATCTGCTCGGCAGAATTAAGCCTGAGACGACGGGCGGTTCCCGTGCCTGCTTTCTGAGTGCCAATCGTCAGAGCATTGGCATTGGTGGTCCAATCAAGGACTGCCCTTTCATAGTTGCTGGCATCCGTATAAGTGTTGTAGACGCGAAACGTGTTGGCATTCGTGCCATTGCGTTGGGCAAACGTGTTTGCCGCATCGGCAGTTAAAATAGCATTTGTGCTTCCATTTCCAATCAATGGACTCGTCAATGTTTTATTGGTCAGGGTTTGAGTCCCCGTGAGTATTGCGACATTAGAAGAGAGCCTAGCATCGGCGAGCGCCCCCGTAGTCAGAAGCGAAGCATTTGTCGTTGGCGCTGAAGAAAAAGGAGGGATGGGCATATTATGAGCCTATGTAAGAAAGGTTTCCCGTTGAGGCCGTTCCAATCAGATAGACAACATTTAAATTTGAAACCGCCAAACCAATACTTGCTCCCGAAGGTAATGCGTATCCATTGGAAGAAGTCACCCCACTGGTTCCCAAATAAACTGTTGCAGTAGCATTGTTCGTGAGGACGATGCCCGTGGTAAGCGTTGCAGAAGGAAGTGCGGCTGCCGAGGCGGTCACGGTTTGTTGTCCTGCTGTGAAAGTGCTGGGATTTGTCAGATAGCCAATCGCGTTAGTACCGGCCCCAAGGGTAGGATTGCTGGAACTTGTTAAAGTAACAGAACCCCCAACAATAGAATCATAGACAGGCGTTAAAGAACTTGTTCCCAATCCTCCGGCAATGGTGGAAATAGAAACCGTCCCCCCTGTAAGCGAGACCGATTGCCCGCTGGCCAAGGAAACCGCCGGAAGGGTTGCAATGCTTCCCACACTTGAAAGCGTCGACCCATTGGCAAGCCCGGCCGTAAGCGTGCTGCCACTGGCAAGTGCCGAGGTCAGCGATTGCCCACTGGTCAACGAAACCGCCGGAAGGGTTGAAATCGCCGCCGTGAGAGAATCGGTTGAAGTGGCAAGGTTCCAATTCCTGGATGAAGTCACCGTACCACTCACCGGCAGGGTCACCCCGGATCCGACTCCGGACAACGTGACCGAGGAACTGCCACCCCCACCCCCGGACAACACGTTGACATTAAGGTTGCCCAAGGTGTCGGTCTTAATCGCCCGGTAGGTCGACCCATCGTAACCTTGAATGGTCGAAGTTCCCGACCCTCCACCCCCGCCACCCGTGCCGCCGGTGACCGTCAGCGTGCCGGTCGACAACTGGCTTTTGATGGCATTGACATCGGCGGCCATGGCCGTCTCAATTCCGGTCTGCGTCGTGAGGATCGTCTCCACATTTCCGATGGAGGAAACGGTGCCCGAAATGACGACCGCCCCCGTGGAATCGACCCTGACCGGGTGTTTCAGTCCGCTGCTGTCTTTGCCAATGATTAGGTCGCTCATAAAAGTGTTATTCTATCGGGTCATGGCCGTGAAGTTACCGCGCTGGCCCTGTTTCATTTCGATCTTGTCCCATTCGGTATTGAGGCATTCGCGGACTTTGGCCTCATGGATCGCGGCCTTGTCGAATTGTCCATCCTCACGCTGGGCCTCGGCACAGATGCCGAATTTGACCGCTTCGGCCACGACGTAGGGAATGGTGGTCCCATCCGAATAGTTGGCCGTGGTAAAGACTGCGGGCCGCGTGGTGAACTGAATCCAGACCGTGGAGGGAATCGAAGTCACCGAGAGTCCGTTCTGGCCGACCACGATGCCGTCATTGGTCAGCATCCAGTTGACCGGCGTGGCGTAACGATTCGTGCGGGGATCGCTTTGAAAGACTCCCAGGACTTCACCAATCGGGGTCTGTGTCGTCCCGCCAATTACCTGATCGAGGTTGATGGCGTAGAGGATGCCACCCCCGTTGGATGAGGTGTAGGAGCTGGCCAAGGCCCAATAGGTGTCGGCCGTGTCGGTGATGGGATTCTGTGCCGAATTTGCTTGGAGTGCGTAATAGTAATTCCCGTCACTACCCAGGACGACATCCCCAGCAGAATAGGAATTTCCATTGGCCCAAGTGTCGTAGAATTGGCGACTCTCAAAGCGGACCGCATCCGGCCAAGGATACATTTCCCAGGCGGTTCGGTAGACCGAGTTTGCGTATTCGACAAACGCGGCCAAGGTATTGGCCGAAGGGGTCAGCAAGGGGTCGAGCCCCATGCGGGCCAAGGCTCCGTCAACCACGCTTTTGAAAGTTACCGTCCTCATGAAACGGCCTGATCAGGGGTTTCCGTCACTTCGGTTCCATCCACGGTCCCCTCGGTGGACGGGGGCGGAAGGTCTTCTTCAGCAAAAATGTGTTCGGCCAGCATCGTGGATGTCGGATGCTCTTTGGGGGGTGCAGCAAAGCTCATGATCTTGTCGCTGATCCCCTTGACCCGCTGGATCACCCCATCCCGTTCCAAGGCATCGGTGAAAGCCGGATCCTTCCAGCAATCGGGTCCGAAGATGGCTTTCATGTGGGCATGAAGGTCGGCATCGATCCGGTACTTGAGCTGGCCGATCCCGTCCATGAGTCGTGACGAATTCTCCAGGCGCCGGGAGTAGGCGTTGACCTGCTCCTGACGCAGGGAAGCCTGCACGGCGTGTTGCTTGAATCCTTGGCGGAATTCATTTAAGACGGCCGCACTGCACTCAATGGGTTCGATCAAGGATTCGGACATGGGTTAAGGGATTTAATGGTGGGCGTGGGCCGTGATGGGAGCGCCCACCCCGTAGGGTGGACGCTCAGTATCACGAACCAAGGATTACGCGTTGGCGGCGTCGATCTTGGCGTGGGCCTGTGGGTTCGTGGGAACCAGGGCCACAATCGCCTCGACAATGCCACGACGGCCTGCACCGAGGTCGGGGAGTTCGGTGAAGAACGGCGCAGTGTGCGTGCGCACCTCGACGAACTCCGGATCGATGATGTAACCAGTGCGAGTGGTGGGCAGGAATGCGGAGAGGTGAAGCTCCAGATTGCCGTAGTCGCCGCTGTAGATGTCCACCACGGAGCTGACCATCTTGCTGTTCACGTCCTGATTGTAGAAACGCACAGGGGTGTTGCTCGTCTTGCTCGGAAGGTAGCGGCTGAAGTCGCTGACCGAGTTCTTGATGTCGCTGCCGACGATGGCGAGGAGATCACCACCACGCCCGGTAACGCTCCAGCGCTGCTGAAGCACGCCACGGAGGGAGTCCTCTGTGAAGGCGCTCAGGTTGCCGGAATAAATCTGGCTGGAGCTGAGCAGGACGTTGGACTGACCAAGGGCCACCGAGTCGGCCGAGGCACTGAGCCACTGACCAAGACCACGGGTCTTGTAGGCCACCGAACCGGTTCCAGCCACCGCGCCATTGGCGCTGAGGAAAGTCGCCTCGATGTCGCGCTTGACCATGATGGTTGCCTTGGCCTTCGCACGAGCAAATTCCGTGGCCCCTGCGACACCCTGGGGGTCGGGGTTGTTGACACCGGCCACCGTGGCGACGGTCTCCTCCAGGCGGCTGACGCCGGGTACGCGGCGGAACTGCTGGATGTAGTTGCCGATGCGGTAACGGGTCGACGCGAAGTCGGCGGCGTCGGTGTAGGCGACCTCAGTGCCATCCACGGTGCCAAAAGTCTGGGTGGAGGGATAGGAATCGACAAGCCACTCGACGTAGGCGTTGGTGGGCTTCTTGGAGCCCTTCTTGATGGTGGAGGTCAGGACGGTTTCCTTGGCGTCCACGACCGCGATGATGTCGGAGAGGTCTTCCCTCTTACCGACGCTATTGAGATAAGTTGTTGCTGCCATTTGATTGGGTGGTTGGGCGCTAGGTTTTTAAGTTCTAGTGCCGGATGATTGATTGGGTTGCTGCGTTAGTGGTTGCTACCCGCCGAAATAGGCCGTGAGGTCATCCACCGATCCGGATCCGATCACTCGGTCGAGCTGGTTGGACTTGCCCTTGGTACTGGCGGCGGGCGGGCGGCTGGCCGAGGACTTGGGGACCGCCGGGGCGATCACCTTCCTGGACGGGGCCGCAAGTGTGCTGGCGTTTGCGTTGGCAGCTTTCGATTCGGCAGGCTTCGACTGATTGGACTGATGGGCTTGGAGGCGGTAACGCATTCCGAGCAGGGCATCCCCGATCACCATTTCGTAACCGGGCAGGCGCTTGAGCGCCGGAACGGCCTTGAGGGTGTCGACCATGACCTTGTGCTCGGCACTGCCGACCTTGAAGAGGTCGGGGTAGGCGGCACGGGCCTCGGGCAGGATTTGCTCGCGCTGGGCAATGTATTCCCTGCGGGTCGGCGCATGGTCGGTCAGCAGGGCGTCGGTTTGGGCGATGTATTTTGCAATCTCGCTCCGGTCGACATAACGCTCGCTGCCGTCCGGATTGGTGACGGTGGCCCCGTCCGGATTGGCTAGTGCCCAGGCGCGGACCTTCTTGGCCGCGCCGACCTTGGCTTCCAGTTCGGACATCGAATCAAGGTCCGACAACGGGTCGTCGGCCGTGGGTTCGAGTTTGATGGCGGACCGTTTCTCGACTTCAACCTTGAGGGCCTCGTTCTCGGCCCGGAGCGATTCGGCAGCGGACTCGGCTTCCTTGCGGCGTCGGGTCAACTTGTCGATGCGCTTTTCGAGCTTTTCGATTCCCTTGGGCTTGTCGCCTTCGGACTCCTCCTTGTCATCGTCCTCCTCTTCCTTGGATTCCTCCTCGGACTTGGTTTCGTCAGTTTCCTCCGCGTCCTTCTCCTCGGTTTCCGGATCCTCGGACTCGGGCTCGGGCTTGTTCTTGGAGTCTTTCGACTTGCCAAGGGCCTGGGCCACCTCGGGCGGGAGATGTTCTAGGATGTCGCTGATGGAATCATAAGACTCCTCGGCGGGTTCGGTCGCGGGTGCTGCAGTTTCTTGGGTGCTTTCGCTCATAGTGTTTAAGGCCACTAAGCGGCCGTAATGTCAGCACTTGCCTTTGCCCCGCGTGGTGCGGTGCTGATCGAAGCGCAGGAAGATCCCATGCGCGGAATGTGCTCCCTCCGAGGGGGGCACCTTAAGAAGGTTCTGTCGAAAAATGTTTAATTTCCCTGGCGTTGCCGCATCGCTTCGGCACGGAGGTTGAGCAAATACTCCTCCAGGCGGTCGAGTCCATTCTCGCCGCCCAGGGCAAAGATCGTTTCCCGTTCGCTCTTGATGATTGCCTTGGCCTCGCTGCGGGCCTCGGTCCGGGCGCGGTCGATCACTTCCAACACGGCCTGCAGGACGGGGTGATCGGCATCGACCGACAACGCCCCCACCAGGGCGGCATCATCTAGGCGAGTGGCCCGCAAGACGTAAGGTTTCGGGAACAGAGATTTCAATCTGGAACTTAGGAAGGCAGGAAGATTCATTTGGATGATGTTGCCTGTTTTCCCGCCCGGAGATTGGCCTCCAACATGGCCAGCAATTTCTCGGCCGGGCTCAACTTCTTAAATCGGATTTTCTTGGGTTTCATGCCTGTCCTGGTTGATTGCCTTGGCCACCTTGGCCGGGTTGACCGGCCTGCAGGACGGGTTGCGTGCCGACACGGCCGATCTGCGCGTTGCCCTGCTGCTGGAGTTGGAAGTTGAGGAACTTGATCCGGTTCTCCACCATCTTGCTCAGGACCGGCCGTGCCGCGATCATCTGCTGCAGTTCGGGATTCATCTGGATGGATTGCTGCAGGGTCTGGAGTCGAAGTTGGTAATTCATGCCTGCTTGCGGTGTCATGGGCGGTTCGATTCCGGCCACCATTTGGGTCAGGGCCGTCTGCTCGTCGGCAACCTGGGCCTGCGTGGCCTGATCCATCGGCTGGAGGACGGCCGATGCCATGTTCGGGTCGATGGAGCGGAACATCAGCTCGGTGAACTTGCTGTAATCCACACGGCCAAATCGGTCATTGGCCAGGACACTCTGAATGAGGCCGAACTTTTCCTTGAGGAGTTCGTGATTGAGGTCACGGATGTCGAACTCCAACGAGACATCGAACATTCCCTGCACTTCGCTGCGGGCGACATTCCACGGACGCGAGAGGGCGCCCACGATCCGCGTGACTTGATCTTCGGCCATGTATTGCTGGCAGAGTTGCAGGGTCTGGCCGACCACTTGCCGCATTTCCAGCAACCACCCGTCGACCAGGTCTTGCTGGTGGAGCTGGGCGAGCTGGGGCGGGCAGTTCTCGGTCATGCGGCCGAGGTACTGGTCGAGCGTGGCCTGGGATGCCCGTTCGATCTCGATGGAGGATCCGTCCCCCGGCGGTATCTGCATCCAACTGATTTCTTCCCCTCGGCGGCTCGGCCACTTGGTGCCGGGGCCGAAGGAAAGGTTCATGGCGCCACGAGACGCGGGGACGAGAATTGGCGGGAGGACGGAAATGGAGGTTCGGTCGGTGCGGGCGTCACGTTGGACCTTGATCTCGTGCTCCCAGGTGTCGGCAATCGTGGGAATGCCCCGGGACTCAAGGATCGTGCGGGCAATCTGCTCGCGCTGGTGGACCACATAGGGATACTGGCCATGCTCGTAGGGCAGGGCCTCGTCAATGGCCACCGAGTCACGGACTCCTAAACAGAGCACGGTGTTCCAGACATTGGGAATGCCGTCATCGTCAACCGACTTGCGATGAAAATGAAAGATTTCGATCAGGTCGCGGCGTTCATAGTCAAGAATCCCCCAAAAGTTTCTACGACTCTCAGAAAGCAACAAGAGATTGCTCGTGAGCGTGTCGACCACATACCCTTTCCGTTTGACGGCCTGCTCGACCCAATCGGCATCATAACCGTGGGTGTTGATGCGGTCACGCAGCTCGCTCTCGGTCAGGCGCTCGCGGTGGGCGACCCAGGGCGCCCGCTGGATGTCGTCGGTGATGCAGGGGAAGAAGACATCGACCATGGGGAGGAGCGCACTCCATTTCGGCATGGCGGAAAATACTTCGGGAATCGGGATCTCGGTTTTGCCGGTCTCGCGCAATTCCTTGAGGCAGGCACGGGCCGCACCTTTCTTCAAAATGGGACTTATCCCGGTCAGGATGCGCAGGTTCTCCTCCTCGCGGAGCGGATCCATGACCTGCTCCAAAATCTGCTGCTTGACGGCGGCCAGTTGCTGGGGATCCTCGGTCGCCCCCATCATGGTGGCAAGGCCATCCAGGGTGATTTCTTGGGTCGTGCGGCGCAGCTGCTGATCCCACATGATGGCCGTGATGCTGGCCCCGTAGGTCTGACGCCAGTTGGCGGCCAGTTGCAGCTCGCGGCGGATCTGTGGGCGCATCTGATTCCAGATGACGTATTTCAGCAAGGTGGAAACCTTTTCGGCATATTCCAGGTCGTCGGAATTCATTGCCACGGCCTGCGTGTTGGCCCGCGTGAAGGCGCTCATCATGAGCATGACTTGTTCATTGATGGCCGAATCGATCACCCGGGGCCTCATGTCGGAGGCACCCTCCCAGGGGAAGGGTTGGGCATTGAGGTCAGCGCCATGCTTGCGACCGTCCGAGGATTGGCCATTCCAAAGATTGAGCCGGGTGTGGTAGGCCTGCTCGGATCGGTTGTAGTACCAAAACGCGTCGCGGGTCGATTGGATCAGCTCGGTCGAAAGGATTGCTAGGTTGTCGGCCAGATCCCCTCCGGCATCGAGTGAGCCGATGCGTTCGATCTTGGATCCGGTGCCGTCATTTGCGAGAGACATATTCGGGGAGACTATCTCCACGAGGTGCCCACCTTAAGGGGGTTCAGTAACAACCGCCCGGATGTGATTGTGGTCTCAAGATGTCTCCCTCGACGTAGAGCAGCTCCGGCTCGGCGGTCACGGCGTAGCGGACACAGTCGAGCGGATCTTTGGTGGCGGCCTTATTCCCATCGGCCCCTGTCCATTCCTTGAGGGCATAAATCACATTGGCGCAGTCGCGTGAGATAAAGAGGCGTGGTTCATTCCCCGTGCCGACCGTTTTGTCGGGATCGTAGGCCAGGGCGTTGTTGATCAAATCAACCCCCTCATCAATGGCGCGGCCGGAGGTGGGATTAAAATCAAGATCAATATCGGCACATTCATCCAAAAGCGTGGTCACCCCATCGCGCAGGATCGTGGCGCTCGACGCATAGCGTGAATCCATCAGGCGTTCACGGATCACCTCATCGCCCTCAAGCCTTGCAATCTCTTCCTTGTATTCTTGCAGGCCCCAGCCAAAGGTCTTCTGTGCATCCCCCATGTCGCCGTCGGCCTTACTGGCACTCGGCACGGCCCACGGACCGACGACACCAACTCCTGTGATGTAGCGCGAGGAATCGGGCCACTCGCGGTAGACAAAGAGGCGGCCACGGATGTCGACTCGGACCCAAATCATGAACCAGTTGCGTCCCGAGCAGGGGTCGACGATGTGGTAGTTGCTGCCATCCTTGGGCACGGATTCGGGATCGACGACATGGACATCGTCACGGAATCGGGGAAAACGACTGACCCGTGATTTAGTCGCCACGCCATACGCACGGCAAAGGATCGTTTCTTTATTCTTTCCCTCCAACACGACTTTGAGGGAAGGATAGTTCCCAAACGGGTTTTCCTGGGTGTGGAAGTAAATGATTCCGGCATTGCGCATGACCGGTTGCTGGATCAGGGGCACCTTGTCAAATCCCTCGCCCGGGATCTTCGGCAACAATTCGGCCTCGGTTTCTTCGGTAGTGATCGCCCCATTCAGCACGCTGGCCACGGTCGGCGTGTATCCGGCCACCGGTGTGAAGGTGACATGGAGGAGTCCGTTGCGGGTCAGGAGTCGGTAGCGCAAGGCCTCCAACCAATCGGGCGTAACCAACTCGTCGGCCCAGGCACAATCCAATTCGGCACCTTCCACGCTCTTCACATCCATGGAATAGAACTTAAAAACGCACATCGAACCATTCGGCAGCACGAGCTTGTTCTCGGTAAATCCGCCCGAAACCGAGTAGTTGATCTTGGTAGTCGTCCCTTGTCGGAGTTTGCCGGTCTCGGATTTGTATTCGGGGGGGAGGTACTTGTAGATCAGGCCCTGTTGGTTCTCAATCGATGAGGCCTCGGTCGACTGCAGGCACCAGACTTTTGCAAAGTCTTTGGCAATCATCAACTCGACGATCCGCTTGGCCGCCCGTTCGGATTTCCCCGCACGATTTCCGCCAAGATTCCACTCCTCAATCACTCCGACGGGGAACTTCTCCCGCAGCCGGGCACGCTCGGCATCGGCCCGAGCCCAACTCACCGGCTCCACGCCGTAGCGCAAAGGGTCGGCTTTTTCCATGCGGATTCCCTCTTCCCGCTTGGTAATGTATTCGGCGAGTTGATCCTGGGTAAATAACCGCTCCCGCTCACCCACGCGGGCGGCAATCCGACCATCCTTGCAGCGGCCGATCAGCTCGACTACGGGGTGAACCGGGTGCGGGGTTTGAATCATTTACCAAGGAATGTCGTCGCTGTGGATCGGCTCCTCGTTCTTGACCGGAATCTTGGGCTGAGTTGGCACCCAGGGTTCCTTGACTTCGCCCTTGATGTATTTCTTTCCTTCGATCTTGGTGCCGGGGCGGCCTTCGTTGACCCAACCTGCCAGGTCGAATTTCGTGCCATCCGGCAGCTCAATCGATCCTGAGTAGACCGGCTTGCGCGGGTGGTCGCCCTCCTTCTTTTCGTTCTTAAACAGGACAAAAGATCCCTTGGGCTTGTCGTTCGGTGTGTCGTTGTTTTCGCTCATGCTGTTTTCTTGGGTTGGTTTGGTTTGGTTGGTTGGTGAGTGTCGGGTTCGATCCGGCGCCAGCGGTCGCTCCAAAGGACGGAAGCGATCCGTTGTTCGCACAGGATTGTCTGATCCTCATCGAGGTCAGGGAAAACAATGTGCAATAACTCGTGCAAGAGGGTTCCGAGTCGTTCTTTCTGACCTTGCCGGGGGTCGAGTTCAATCAGGGGCACCGCACCATAATGGGCCATGCCGACCGCCCCTTCGCGGGCCATCTTGCGGTCGCGGAGTCGGATAGTTTTCCTGATGTTGATCCGGATCTTCATGGTTCCGGATGAGGCGAGACGGTGCGGCCTCTCTCGGAGTTCTCGCGGCGTTTTCTTAATTCACGGCCGACCGAGTCCATGACCTCACCAAGTCGTTTTTCATACTCTTCCTCACTCAGCCCTTTGGGCCGCAAAGTGAAAGGTTTTTTGCGGAAAATCGCATCATAGTTCTCACGGAACTTTGGCCCCATGTTCCTGGGGGATGAGCCCTTGCCTGCGCTCATGGAGTTTTTTCAATTTTTCGGCAAGCCATGTAACCCAGCTCAAAGGCCTGACGAAACCGCTCCATGGCGTCGGTGATGATCGACCCGTCGGGGTTTACGGCACGGATTCCCTCCGTCTTCCAATAGCGCTTCCAGATCGGGTCTTCGGCATAGGCCCCGGGGTTGTCGATTGGGTCAAAAGGTTGATCGAAATCAAAGGGCAAGGTTTCCCTATCGCGGGCGATGGTGGCCTTGCGGCGCTTCTCCTCGGCCGCAGCATAGGCGGCCTGCAGCTTGGGATCACTCATGGGTGCGGGACTCCTGTTCCTGGTCGATCCGGATGTCTTCGACGATATTGCGCAAGAGGGCGCAACGGTCGTCCGAACGTCCGTGGAATGTCTTGAGGGTGGTGTAGTAGTGGTGGATGAGGGCGATGAGGCGTTCGCGCATCATCTCCCCCCCGAGTTGGTACTGGCGGGCTTCTTCAGTCGTCATGGTGTGTGGGGTTTGTTGTTTGTTACCGACGCAGGAAGATCATCAGGGTTCCATCTCACAAATTTGGCTCAGGCAGCGGGCATAGCCTGCCATGTCGACAATGTTGTCCCGTTTAGGTGTCCTCGCCTGACGGGCGACCTTAAGAAGAATCATCATCATGGCCACATCGGCCGCACTTAATTTGCCAATAATCCCGACCGCGCTCAGGTGGGCATTCCAGTACCCGGCAATCCGTTCGTGGTTCGGCAA